GGCCGAGATCAGCCGAGGCTCGAGACTGTGTGGCCTGATGCGTCGGGTTCGTTTGGGGCTGAGGTGGGGGGCTGGGCTTTACAGCATTTAGGTATGGAGTTGATGCCGTGGCAACAGCGTGTTCTTGACGGTCAGTTGTTGTTTGACGGTGACGGGGATTTTTTGCACCGTATGTCAATGGTTAGTACGGCGCGTCAGAACGGTAAGACGGTTGCGTTAACGGCGCTTGTCGGCTGGTGGCTGACTGAGATGCCTAAGCACCGGGGGCTACCGCAAACCGTGCTATCTACAGCCCACCGTCTTGACTTGGCAGTCATGTTGTACGACAAACTTGCCGACATTCTTGAGTTGCGGTTTGGTGCAAAACTTATGCGGTCGTATGGCCGTAATCAGGTCACTATGCCTGACGGGTCTAAATGGTTTATTCGTGCAGCCAACTCATCGGTAGGCCACGGTATGTCGTGCGACCTAATCGTGGCAGACGAGATCTGGGACATTGGGTCAACAGTCATAGACGGGGGACTTTTGCCTGCGCAGCGCGCTCGACGTTCGCCATTGTTGTCGGCGTGGTCAACGGCTGGCACAGAGGCAAGCACCGCAATGCAACGTTGGCGAGAACAGGGGTTGCGATCTATTGACCGCGCAGAGCCGTCATCGTTGTATTTTGCAGAGTGGTCGCCGCCGCCTGACATATCGCCTATGGATAGTCGCGCTTGGGGTTGGGCTAACCCAGCGCTAGGCAAAACGTTGACATTAAAAACGATTGAGGCTGAGAGCGAAAACCCTGACCGTGCATCGTTTTTGCGTGCGTCGTGCAACCTTTGGGTTGCGTCAGACAAATCATGGATACAGCCGGGGTTGTGGCCTGAGTTGGAGTACACAGACCCGATGCCTGACGGCGGCACAGTCGCCATAGAAACGTCGCTAACTGACGACCGATATTTTGCTACTCGAGCCGTTGTGCTTGACGATCGCCGCACCGTCGTAACAGTTGAATTTGTCTGCGACACATACGACGAAATGTTGCAACACGTTGAGCGCCTAGCCAAAAACACGGCAATCAAATTTGCGATATCACCGTCAATAGATATTCATTGGCCGTTAGCGCTTGAACGTCGGCGTGCGATCGTCGGCTACGGCGAGATACTTAAATTTACGCCGCGCATCAAGTCAATGATCCACGAAAAACTGTTGTGGCATACAGGCGAAAATATGCTTGCCGAACACGTACAACGCGCCGTCGCAGTACGCAGTCAAAACAGCATCGCACTATCTAGCCAGCGATCACCCGGCCCGATTGAGTTAGCACGCTGTTTAGTTTGGTGCGCCGCACTTGCAAGCCGACCTACTGCAACAGGTAAACCTATGATCGTTGTGGCTAGTGGCTAGTATGCAAAACGGGTGGCCGTCGTAAACCTATGCTTTCTCGGTTACGTTCGCGGCGGTCACCTATCAACACGGGCAAGCGATACGCGTGGCATACTTAGCCAATGGCAATCTTTAGCAGGTCAATAAACAAAGCAGCGATATCGCCTGAGCCAACAAAAGCGGCAGCGGCTGGTAGTTATTACAGCAACAGCGTCAACAACGGTGGCGCAAACATGGTCGGTCAGTACTACTCGTACGTAGAAGGCGATGCACGCAACCGTGCAATGAGCGTGCCAACTATTAGTCGAGCGCGCGATCTTATGGCCAGCGTCATCGGTTGCATGAACTTAAAAATGTATAACGAAATTTGGAACGGCAACGAAATGGAAAAGATGCCGTTAGCGCCGCGCACTTGGCTACGCAAAATAGACCCAAGCCTTCCTAATTCGTTTTTGCTTGCGTGGTTATTTGATGATCTATTCCATTTTGGCAGAGCGTTTTTGTACGTTACTTCGCGCACCGCTGACGGTTATCCCGCGTCGTTTACTCGACTACCCGCAGCAATGGTGCAGACTTTAGATCAGTCAGGGCCAGTTTGGTTTGCGCCGTCAAAACAAATTATTTTTCAAGGCGGCAACTTAGACCCAAATGACGTTGTGCAATTTTTGTCGCCAATACAAGGCATTATTTATATGAGCGAAACGGCAGTTGCAACAGCGCTTAAACTTGAGGCGGCGCGATATCGCAACGCATCGTCAGCAATCCCGGCTGGTATTTTGCGTCAGACTGGTGGCGAGCCTTTAAGCGCTCAAGAGTTAGCCGATCTAGCACAAGCGTTTAACGCGGCGCGCGCAACTAATCAAACTGCAGCGCTAAACGAATTTGTAACCTACACAGAAACGATGACTAGCCCTGACAAAATGTTGCTTATTGAAAGCGCAGAATTTCAAGCAATGGAAATGGCACGACTTTGCAACATTCCGCCGTACCTTGCAGGCGTATCGGTCGGCAGTTACTCGTACCAGTCGAGCGCCGAAGCGCGCATGGACTTGTGGACATTTGGCGTACGCGCATACGCAGATTGCATCGCTGGCACATTGAGCGGTAACAACGTGCTACCTAACGGCACATATGTTGAGTTTGACGTAGAGCAATATTTGTCGGGCGAATACTCAATGAGTGACTACCGCGAAGACAATTCCGAAACACCAATACCAAATGGAGTACTATAAATTTTATGATCCGATTAACCCCTTCACAGATCACGGTTGATGCAGCGGCGGCAGAGGGCTTGCCGTCGCGCTCAATCTCAGGCGTGGCAGTTACTTACGACGAGACAGCCACAGTTAATGACGGCACTAAGGTACGATTTTTGCAAGGGTCGTTGCCAGTCACGGGGCGCGACCCGAAAATTCTTGGCCAACATGACAGCAATCAGATTGTTGGCAAAGTTGTTGAGCGCGTGGACACGCCACAGGGCATGATGTTTACGGCCAAGATCAGCGCAACTCGACTAGGCGACGAATATATGACGCTTATGGCTGACGGCGTTATTGACGCAGTATCGGTAGGCGTAACCCCAACAAAGTTTAGTTACGACGAGGAAGGCGTGATGATTGTTGAGGCGGCTAACTGGCAAGAATTGTCGCTGGTCAGCGAAGGCGCGTTTAGCGGTGCAATCATTACCGACGTAGCGGCCAGCAAGCCTGACGAGGTAGCCGGGGGTATCCCCGAAACAGAATTAACTAATGCTATACAATCAGAACAAGACGATCAAAAGGACAAAGACATGACCGACAAAATTGAAACACCAGTAGCAGAAGCAGCCGCAAGCACAGTTGAAAAATTGTGGGCGCAACCTGCACGCGAATTCAAGATGCCAACAGCAGCCGAATACATGGTTGCGATGAACGCAGGTGGCGACACTTTTGCAAACGTCAACGCGGCATACAAAGCAGCAGTCAGAAAACAACAGTCAGCGTTGCAAGCAGCAGCAGGCGACATTTTGACAACTGATACACCGGGTCTTTTGCCAGTACCAGTTCTTGGGCCACTATTTCAAGACTTGAACTTTGTGCGACCAGTTGTCAGCGCATTTGGTGCGCGTGCAATGCCAAACACACCGTCAAAAACTTTTACTCGACCAACAATCACCACACACACTTCAACTGCAACACAAACTGAAGGTAGCGCAGTTAGCGCAACAACAATGGTGATTGCAGCAAACACAGTTACAAAAACAACTGTTGCTGGTCAAGTAACAATTACTCAACAGGACATGGACTTTACTGATCCTGCGTCAATGAATTTAATCTTGAACGATCTTGCAGGCGAGTATCTCATCAAAACTGATGACGTTGCAGCCGACGCACTTGTTTCAGGTAAGACAGCGTCAGGCTCGACATGGACAGTTACAGCCGACAACCCATCATCGTTGATTAGCGCGTTGTATGACGCAGCACGCGAGATCGCTGAGGACAGCAACTATTTCCCAACACATTTGTGCGTATCGCCTGACGTGTGGGAAAAATTGGGCAGCCAGTTAGACGGTTCAAAACGACCAGTACTTGGTTACGTAACTGACGGCATCATGGGTCAGAACTCAATCGGCAAAGTCGGCGGCATGGGCTACAACAACATGAACGTCATGGGCTTGCAACTGGTAGTTGACAACAACTTCGCAAGCGGCACAATGCTTGTTGTTTACGCACCGGGCTTTGAGATCTACGAGGCTCAGCAGGGCATACTTAGCGTTGCCAATCCATCTACGTTGTCACGCACGTTCAGTTACTACGGTTACTTCTCAACATTTGTTGCCAAGTCATCGTTCATTCAGGGCATCGTAATCGCCTAGTCGCATGGCGGCTACACCGCTATGGCGACCTATCTAACAGCGTCAAAACAGTTACTAAATAACTACGCCTGCATATCTACGCTCGAGCCAACCGACATACAGGTTGGCGACACGATCGTTGTTGCAAGCATTGCCGCACCGTTTAACGGCACGTTCACCGTGTTGTCATGCCCGCAATACGAATACACAGGCATTGACAGCACTACAGGCGAATGGCTGTTTAACGAGAACGTACCGCGCGCTAATCAAGTGCTGTACGCCTGCACAGGCTCGGCAGTCGAGTACAGCGCGTTTTACACAGGCACAGTCTCGTTCACACCTACCTGCACTTGGGTCACGGTTGCAAACCTTGTCACCTATCTTGGCGTGTCAATCACTAACCCGTCAGACGATTACACGCTGGCTACGCAGGCCGTAAGCGCTGGCAACCAGTTTTGCAGTCGCAGACGCGCCGAGGCAGGCTACAACGACAGTCTCAGCACGTCGCCTAGCGGTGACGTAACGCTTGGCTGTTTGATGTATTGCGCGGCGTTGTGGCGTAGTCGAGGCAGTCTTGAAAACGTGTTTGCGTCGTTTGACAACATGGGTACAGCACCGCAACAGTCAATGACACCAATCGTTAAACAGTTGTTAGGTATTGACCGACCTGCGGTGGCATAGTGCCTGCACCGTACACCGATCTATTTAACGAGGCGCTAGACGATCTAAGCGCCACGCTGACAGCCGTAACAGGCTTGCGGGTAGTAAACGACCCAACAAAACTTGTGCCTAATTGTGTGTTTATTACAGCGCCAAGTTTTACAACAATTGCTGGCAACGGCAACATCGTGCGCATGGACTACCCAATAAAAATTGTTGGCAGCGGCCCAGCAGGGCTACCCGTGTTGCGTGAGATTTTGCAGATCACCGCGCTAGTGCTTGGTTCAAGCGTTATCGCAATGTCGGGCAGACCCGGCACACTCGACATAGGCGGGCAAGAGTATCCGTGTTATGACGTGGCAGTTGGCTTGCAAGCGCAGTCAGCGTGAGCATACACACGCATATCGTTGCGGTATGGTAAAACTATTACAGACACCTAAGGAGTAATCACAATGGCAACTAGCACCTATCTTTCAAACCCAACCGTGCTCATCGGCGCGACCAGCGCATCTACAACGGATATCACAGACCAAGTTTCTGCGTGTACTGTGAACTATATTGTGGAAGCGTTAGAAGACACCGCTTTTGGAAGTACGGCTCGCACCAATACGGCGGGTCTTCAGTCGAATAGCGCAACGTTGACTTTGTACGCGTCGTACGCAGCGTCGGAAAGTTACGCAATTCTTGCGCCACTTGTCGGCACAAAATGCTATATCAAGGTCAAACCAACATCGGCAGCAGACAGCGCAACAAACCCCGGCTTTGAATTAACAAACACCTTCCTAAGCGCGTTGCCAGTAATAAACGCAAACTTGGGCGAGTTGGCAACCTACGACATCGAACTTATGGGTGGCACATACACCGCTGACGTAACAGCATAAAACTAACGCGCCACAACTGGCCGAGAACAGGACAAGGCAATGAGATTAAAACTTAAAGTTGATTTACAAGACGGCGTACAGCCAGTCGAGTTGACAACAAATATGTTTGTTATCTGCGAATGGGAAAAAACCGAGGGTCGCAAAATTAGTGACGGCAAAGGTATCGGCTACACCGATCTAGTTTGCTGGGCATACAACTTGCTGAAACTTGGC